CACAGTCGTTTAGAGGAACATTAAATGCCGGAGCTACAGTGACCTTTGATAAAACTCCGCCACCGAATGCTCGGCCCGGAGAAACAGTATTTTCATTTACTGCTCAACCGGGAGAACGCTCGTCGCTTGATTTGTCAGAACTAAAAGAACTTACAACTACAACATTAGGCGGCCGTGGAGCATTTCCAAACGGACCAGATGTATTGGCTGTGAATGTTTACAAAACATCAGGGAACGCAACCAATGCTACAGTACTGCTGAGATGGGGTGAAGCTCAGGCTTGATTACAATCACTAGTAAACTTTTCAAGTTTACTTTTAAGTTGTATTAATAAATCAGAATTTTCGCTTGTTGATTTAGGATCCATAAACCCTAAATTTTTAAATGAGTGGGCTTCGTCAATTAAATGTGCTTGGTACAAGAAATCTTTAAGTAATTTTTCACCCTTAGATTTTGCTTTATTATCTTTTACAGATTCTATTGCTGTTTTATATCTAGTAATATCATCTTGAAAACGTTTATTGCTTGAAAGAAGATCTATAGACATTAATTACTGCCTATTAAATTTGCAGATAATATAGTTAAATAATCTTTAGAATCATTTTGATTACTTACTTGTACAATAGTACTATTATCCATTAAACTTTCTAAAGATACAGGCTTTCCAGCAGGCACTTTAAATACTCCGCCTTCGTTTACTTCTTCTTGAAATACAGTTCCGTCTTGAGTATTGATCCATCTAATTAAAAACTTACCAACAGTTACAAACCAAGTCTTTGATGTATCGTTATGCATATGAAAGGGAGTTTTTTGATTTTCATTGTTAAACACTAAAAATTTACCACAGTAGTTTTCTTCATCTGCCCATGTAATTTCCATGCCCCATTCTCTTTTAAAATCTTCGTTTGACATATTATCCTCAATTAATTAAATCTATAACTTGAAATACAGTTTGTAGTTTTGTTAAATTTGATTTATTTTGTAATGTATTTCTTAATCCATGATGTAAAGGTTTTGGCCAACTAGTAAAACTAACCCAAGCATATCCATCATGCTCGTTGTTTAGTTTAGGCACAAATTCTTCTCCAGTAACACACAAATAAGTATGAAATAAGAACTTTGTATCATTAGATACAAACGTTTCTAAAGGCATTGTTTTTTTAATTTCAACATTACCTATTTCTTCTATTATTTCTCTTTGCAAACCTTCCCAAGGAGTTTCTTCTCCTTCGTTAGTTCCGCCTACTAGTCCCCACATATTGTTTTGTTTAGATTTGCCACTAGTTCGGTGCAAAAATAAAAATCTTTGGGTATCTAGTGCATAAAAGAGAGCACCACTGCAAACAATATTCATACAAATACTTATCTACTGTGTTTTTTAAGAATGAAAGATTAGAAAACTATTTTCCAAGTACCGTCTGGGTATTCGCCTTCGTACGACAACACCCATTGACCGTTATAGAATTTGTATTGTTGGCCTGTTCTTAAATTAGTAACATATATAGGATCATTATTTGAAATATTATCAGATGCTTTCCAAATACGTGTCCAGTTATTGCCATCCCATTCTATTATATCATTAGTGCTTGCAGCAAAGTCAGATCCGTCAGAATTTTTCCAAGCATCTGGGCCGTCTACATCTAGATATAATTCGTATTCAATTTTTCCTGAAACATAATCATTAAATTTAATAACAAATGTATCATATGTAGAATCAGTAGTATCAGCTCTTGTAGAATCACCATCTGCTGTTGTAGTACTTACTAAACTGCCGTTTACATATATTTTTGCATCAACTACTTCGGAAAACGGTACACCAGTGTCTAAAAGCATAATACTATTTTCAGACTCGACTATACTACGTTGTACATGTCCGATACTTCCTAGTAATAAAAGCCTTGTACCTACAGTTTTAACATCTTTAGGATTAAATCTCGTTGGATCTATAATAAGGTCGACATTTCCACTAGACTGAACACTAGAAGTTATAACACTATTATTTGGTAATGTATCAGAATCAAGATTTACAATTAATTCAGTTTCGTCGGCCGGATTAATTGTTACTTGTCCTACTATACTTAATCCGCTACTCTTTTTAAGATGTATTTCAGTTACACCGTTTTCATAAATGTTTCCAGTTTTAGGCAATGCAGAAATATATCCAGTCCATTCGTCTGCTCCTACTACTGCATTTTTTCCAATAAGTTTTGCAACTCCGTTTAAGAAAAGCAAATCGTAATTATTATGACTAGTAGTTACCAATGTTGTTTCGCCTGCAAGTGCTTCTCGTTTTCCGGTATTCATTTCAGTCCTAGTATCTGCTAATGTTTGAGAACTATCTTCAAAGTCAAACGGATCATCAAATACAACCGGTTCGGTTACTAAACTCTGTGCGTATGCAGTGTCGTCTGTATTAATTTCTATACCATTATCTGCAAAAATTGCTGTTATGATATTTGTAATAACGCCTAATTTTTTAACCTTGGCCGGAGCACTAATGTATACAGGACTACTTAATTGTAGTGTAGCAACATCAATTTCACTTTCTGTTCCAGTAGGTATCGATCTACTGCTCCATGTAACTCCTTCTAAATTTACAACACTTAAACTAGTCCAATCAACATAGTTGTCTGTAGTTTGTATTTCTAAACTCGGATTGAACAGCATTAATATCTGTTCTAGTATTTGTAATTTTTGATCTGTATTTGATGTCCATATATCTACACTAACTGTTAAATTATACGGAGTAGGCATTAAACGTTCTACAGTATAGTTTTTACCTTCTTTCTTTAAATACTCGTCACCGTTAGAGTCAAATGCACGTTCTCTAATGTTTAACTTATTAACATAACTAGAATCCGCAGTTCGAGTTCTGTCCATTTCTAAACCTGTAATATATACAGCCATGCGTGGTGCACTTGGAATCTTATTTTCGCTATTGTCTCTAATAATAGATCCAACTTGTCTTGTTAAGTCTCCGTACATAACAGGAACATTTACAAGATTACCTTTACCGTCTTTGTAGCCAAAAGTACTCATCAATCTTACTATTTGGGTAACATAGCGTCTTATCTGTTTGTCATAAAAATGCTGCATTAATTATCTGCCTTAGGTTTTAAAACTTGTGATAATCCTTGACGTTCTTGTACAGTGTCCCCCCCAATTACGTCAGATGAATTATTATTAACAAAATTAGCTTTTTGTGTATTCGCAGTATCTGCACCTATCATGTCAGCACGACGAATGTCTTGCACTTTATTCCATCTATTATTTTTATACTTAAACATTCGATTTGGCAAAAAGTCCGTTCGCATAAAATAATCACCTTCATCTGGATTGATTGGAAAACTAATACCATGACCAAAAGGAGCACCATTTGGCGCTGCGTCACCAATTAAGTAACCTTTATATCCTAGTTTATCGGGAGGAGCAACATCTTTTAATTCAATTGTAGAATCACCTGTTTCAACTAGCTCAGTGTCTCCACTTTCGTCTGTTTGTATAGTAAAGAAATGACTTACGTCATATCCGCTTTGCTGTGTTTCTGATATTGCTTCATCAACTACTGCGTCACTAATTTGCATTTCTTTTTCGTATGTTGACAATACATCTCTTAATGTATCGCTACTTCCTTCTTGGGCAGGAAGATCTAATATATCTTTAAATTCTTGACCATCGTATATTTGTTTTAGTTTTAATCTATATAAATGCGGATACCAAGTATGACTAAATCCTTCTGCTGCACGATTTACATCTTCTACAACATAAAAGCGTTTAAGTGCTACATCATATGTATTCTCTGCATATTCATCTTTTAAATGCGGAAACTCTATAACATCGCCACTCATAATTTTTCTACCAAGTGTTTTAACTGAACTATTAATATGTATTGTTACAAAAAGAGTGTCGTTACTAAGAAACATACCAAATTGACTTAAATCAAAATCTAAATCTTGTACGTTATAAATTCCCCTAATGTTATAAATATCAGGGTCATATTTTCTATCTCTATTTTCTAGAAACATCATATCTTGTATTTGCGTATGATCTTTTTCTGTTGTTCCGTCATCTGTTCCAATATACTTGTGTATATGTAGATCAGTTCCGCCAACAGTAAACATTTCTAGAATTTGTTTATCTAAAAAGTTATAATCATTACCGCGTTCGGGTTTATATAAACTAAGTCTTGGCATACACATATTTATCGTAAGATAAATACTATGGAGACTTTATATATGGCAAATCTACAAACTAAAAAACAAGAGGTATTTGATTACGTAAATGCTATGCTCGGCGGTGGAATGATCGATGTCGAACTTGACCCTATTCATTATGACACAGCGTTAACAAAAGCATTAAATAAATTTAGACAGCGTAGTGATAATTCAGTAGAAGAGTCATATCTTTTTATGCCTACTATAATTGATCAGAATGAATATACACTACCGCAAGAAGTAGTTGAAGTAAGAAAACTATTTAGACGTTCAATTGGATCACGTCCTGGAACAGGTACAGCTGGAGGGCCATTGTATACTCAAACATATACTGCATCAGCTGGACAACAAGAATTTTTAGTAAATTATAGTTTAATAATTGTTGAAAATATTGTCGTAAAAGTTAATGGCGTGAAAAGTACAGACTATGCAACTGACACTTCTAAGAGATCAATTACTTTTAATACAGCACTAAATGCTAACGATGTTGTTGGTATTGAATTATATAGTGGTGGAGAAAACGGCGGCGGCAGTTTGTTCGATCCATTTAGTTTGGCATATACAAATGCATATTTGTTATCAAGTTCAAATATGGGCGGACTAGCAACATATGATATGTTCAGTCAATACCAAGAATTAGTAGGACGAATGTTTGGTAGCTTTATTGAATTTAATTGGAATACTACAACTAAAAAATTAACACTACTACAACGCCCAAGAGCAGAAGAAACTATATTACTTTATGCATATAATTATCGTCCAGACGAGCAATTATTAGATGATTATCTAGCAAAACAATGGATTAAAGATTATACCCTTGCAGGGTGTAAGTACATTTTAGGCGAAGCACGTAGCAAATTTGCTACTATCTCAGGACCACAAGGTGGATCAACTCTAAACGGTGATGCACTTAAGGCAGAGGCACAAGCCGAAATGGAAAAGCTAGAAGTAGAAGTTAGTCAGGCAGTTGCAGGTGGTACAGGCTACGGCTTCACTATTGGCTAATGTTAACGCTATAATCTAAGCATACTGTAAATACAGTATGACATACTTTCAATATAAAGAAGCAAATCGTTTGTACTGGATTGTAAAAGGTCAACTCATCCCTGAAAGCTGGAAAGAAAAAGACATCATGGATACGTATGAATCATACATGCGTAGAATATGGGGCAATCACGAAGCATATCAGCATGAGTTTGGTTTTGAAGCAGCCTGGGCAAAAAGACAAGCAAAAAAAGTAAAAAATACTTGACAAAAGCATAGTTATTCTGTATACTGTAAAGTATATTGTGCAAAGGATAATTTATGTTACCTAAACTATTGGTTGTTGGACACGGCAGGCATGGCAAAGACACTGTCTGTGAAATGTTAGAGAAGTACGGATATACATTTCAATCAAGTTCAAAGTTCTGTTCAGAGCTTTTTATATTTGAAGATTTAAAAGACAAGTATGGA